GCTTGTCCCAGACGTGAGGTTCTTCGAGACTTCGCAACCACCTCCGTTCGCGCCCGCAAGGATCTGGTACTCCGATGGCGCTGTGGAATAACTACACCGTCGTTGGGGCGAACACATGGACCCCGCCTGAGGGTGTCCGCTCGGTCAAGGTCCACTGCTACGGCGCGGGCGGCGGAGGCGGATCGAACAACAACACCACCGCGTCCGGTGGCGGCGGCGGGGCGGGCGGCGGCGGGTACGCCTATAAGGTCTGCACGGTCATACCCGGCACCGTCTACAACCTCACGGTCGGGCAGGGTGGGGCCGCTGGGGCGTCGAACAACTCCAACGGGGCGGCGGGGAACAATAGCGAATTCAACGCCAACGAGGTCCGGGGCTCTGCTGGCCGGGGTGGGAACCGCAACGGAGCGAACGGGGCGGGCGGCACCACGGCGAACTGCGTCGGCACGACCACCTACGCGGGCGGGCGAGGCAACAACGACGTAGGCACGGACGGGGCGGGCGGTGGCGGCGGTGCGGGCGCGAGCGCCAGCGGTGCAGGCGGGAACGCAGCCGGGCAGACCGGGGCCACGGGCACCTCGCCCGGCGGCAGCGGCGGTTCGGGCGGAACCGCGACGAACAATAACGGCGCGGCTGGGTCCGGGTACGGTGGCGGAGGTGGCGGAAGCTCGAACGGAAACGCCGCATCGAAGCGCGGCGGGGTGGGCGGGAACGGTGCGGTCCTCTTCGAGATGGACGACATCGACCTGCGTCCTCCCGCCGGTGCTGCCTCGGCCGACGCGCCAGCCCCGACCGTGTCAGGGAGTGCCATTATCCAAGCAGTAGCTGGCGCGGCCTCGGCGGTCGCGTCGGTAGTCAGCGCGACCATCACCGCCACGGCGTTCGCTGTGGCAGCGGCAGCGGCATCGGCAGCCCCCGCGCCTACGGCATCTGGGACCAGCGGGAGCGTGACGGTCGATTCCGTAGTCGCCACCGCGACCGCAAGCGTCCCCGCCAACGCGGCCACCCTGACGGTGACGGCCTATGCTCCTGCGGGTGCAGCGTCCGCCTCGGCTCCAGTCCCGGTAGTCTCGGCAGGGTCGGTCCAGAACGTCGACGCTGTCCGCGCCGAGGCGTCGAGCAGTACGCCCGCGCCTGCCCTGTCGGCTGGGGCTGGCATCGCAGCCACGGCGGCCCCGGCCACCGCATCGGCTCCCGCGTCCAGCGTGGCGGGCGGGGCCGTGGTGTCCGCGCAGTCGGCCACGGCAGACGCTCGGGCATCCGACGACCTCCCCGTGGCGTGGGGCGCTCACGCCTCCTTCAGCAGCGCGGCAGACGGCACGATCACCCGCACGGCCACAAACGGCCTCTCGGGCACGGTGACCGGGCCTGCCCGCTCGGGCAACTGCTGGGTCGAGGCGACGGCCACGTCGAATACGCAGCTCGCCGCCTTCGGCCTGAGTTACGACGACCCTGCGGACGACTTCCAGAACATCGACTACTACGTCCTGCTCGGGCAGGACGGGATCGCCCGCCACTACGAAAACGGCGTTTTCATCGCCTCGCTCGGCTCGTACATCGTCGGGGACACCTTCCGGCTGGAGTACGTCGACCACGACCCAGCCGGCCCGCGCTCGATCTGGTTCTACAAGAACGGGACCGGGGTCCGGCGCTCGCTGGTCGCCCCGACCTTCCCGCTGATCCCCTGCGCGTGGGTGAACGTCCAGAGCGCCACGCTCGGGCCGTGCCGTCAGGGCGCAAAGCCCGCCGTCAGCGCCGGGGCGACGGTGGCTGGAGCCGCAGTGGTCGCATCGGCGGGGGCTGTGCCGCCCGCAGTGGGCGGGACCGGTAACGGCTCTGTCGCCGGGGTGGTTGCAACCGCGGCATCCTCCGCCCCCGCCCCGCAGGCGTCCGGTACTGGGACCGGAGAGGTAGCCGCCCAAGCGGCGGCTGCGAGCGCCGGCTCCCAGGCACCTGCGCTGTCGGGTACTGCGTCCGTCACCGGCTCCCCGGCGGCATCGGCTGCGGACGCCCCCATCCCGGTGGTGAGCGCATCCGGGGCTGCCATCGTCACAGCCGTCCCGGCGGCGGCTACCGCCAGCGTGGGAGTCGCTGCCCCGACTATCACCGCAACGATCGGGGCTCAGGCGGCGAGCGCAGCGTCCGCCGTTCCGGCCCCAGCAGTGTCCTCCCCCGCGACCGTCTCCGCAGTGACGGTCGCGGCGACGGCAGCCGCCCCCGCTCCGGCAGTATCCGGCGCGGGCGTGTCTGGTGTGCAGGCCGTCCCCGCCGAGGCAACCGCAGCCGTCAGCGTGTCCTCACCTAGCGTCACGGCGACGGTGGGGGCGCAGGACGCTAGCGCTGGCGCGGCAGCATCCGCGCCGGCTACTATTCAAAGCGTCTCGCAATCTGCCGTCCCGGCGACTGCCACCGCTGCCGTAGCAGTCAGCGGTGGGGGGACGATCTCGGGCGACCTGGGTGTGGATGGCGCGGCGGCCTCTACCGCGGCAGGGCGCAGCCCGGCAGTCAGCGCATCTGGTAGTCCGGCATCGGTCAATGCCGTCCCGGCGACCGCTGCGGCTGTTGCTCGTACTCCATCACTCTCTGCATCGTCCTTCGTTGCTGCGATTCCAGCGTCCTGTGCGGGCACGTCTCCAGCCGCGGCAGTAGCTTCTGGCGTATCCGTACAGGCACCCCCAGCCGGGGCCATCTCCGACTCTTGGCCCCATCTGGTCATCGGGGCGGGCTCGAGCGAGGTTGTTTCTCTGGCGGCGACGGCAGAGGGTAGGGGTGTAGCCCCTAGCGTGTCGGGCTCGGCAGTTGTCACTGGCGCGGCCGCCACGGCCAGTGCGGATGCTATCGCGGCCCGGCCGGACCTGGCGCATCAGCCCAGCCCGGCGTCCGCGTCGGCCGATGTGGCCCCGCCGCAGATCTTTGGTGGCATAGAGGCCCCGCCGGCCATAGCCCTGGCGTCCGTGCCGCCACCCGGCTACTACGTCTCGGTCGGCAGCGATGAAAACGTCGATGCGGTCACAGCAACAGCATCGAGCGCGGCCCCACAGCCAACGGTCGGTATCAACGGTGTGGTTGCGGCCGTATCGGCAGCGGCCGGATGCTCGAGCCAGTCCCCTGCGGTCATCTGGGGCTTTGTCGTATCGCCCCCCCCCGCAGAGAGCTCGGCCTTGGCCCAAGCCCCCGGATTGGCTGGGGACAGGAACACGTCGGCCCCGGCGGCACAGGCGTCTGCGTCGTCTGCTGCGCCCCAGATAGTGGCGGGCAGCGAGTTCGCTGCACCATCCGCCGTATGCGGTGCAGTTGCCCCAGCACCTGGCGTGCTACTCGCCCCGGTCGTGGCGGCCGTTCCGGCTACAACGCAGGCCGCCGCGCTGGGGTCGGTCCCCAATAGGCCCGAGTCGCCCCTGTACGTCTTCAGCACCAAGCGGTGGCATCGCACATTCTTTACGCAGGCGTGGGCTCGCAGCTTTGTTACCCGGCGGGTGCATTCCTACAGGTCAGGAGGCTAGCCAGTGCTGGCAGATATCTCGCTAACCAGATTCAAGCGGCCGGATGAGGAGTTCCGTATCTCGTGGGACTTCAGCAATGACCTCGAGACAGGGGACACCCTGGCTGCCCAGCAGGTCAAGGCTTACGAGGAGGTGGCTGGCACGGATGTCACGTCCACCCTAATCGAGAACGCCGAGATCGTAAGCAACGCCATCAGAGCCCAAGTCCAGGCCGGCAGCGATGGAAAGGACTACCTGATCAGGTTCCAGGCCACGAGCACACAGGGCGACAAGTGGCAGCGAATCGTGCGGGTGCGCGTCCGTGCCTAGTGCTCCCCTCAAGCTGTGTGGCAAGCCCGGCTGCCCCAATAGGGTGCGGGCTGGCTACTGCCCAGAGCACCAGTCCCCTAGGGGCTGGGTCAAGCATCAGGCAGGGCGCACCACCACAGAGCGTGGCTATGGGCACAACTGGCGTAAGATCAGGCAGATGGTAGCGAGCGAAGAATTTGCGTGCAGACTTTGCGGCAGCACCTCGCCCATGTGGGTCTGTGACCACATCATCCCCAAGGCCAAGGGTGGCACCGACGACAGGAGTAACCTGCAACGGCTATGTGTGGCTTGCAGTTCACACAAGACTAGCGCAGTGGATGCCCATGCTTGACCCGGTATACCCGGAAGCCGTTGACCAAATGACCGATCATGCTCCTGCGCGCACATGGCCGCGAAATCCTTACCGGGAGAGCGCAAATTATGCCGGGTAGACCACCTAAGCCGACCGCACTCAAGTTGCTGCAGGGCAACCCTGGCAAGCGGCCCTTGCCCAAGGGTGAGCCTCGGCCGCCCGTTGGGTGTGAGCCGCCGGCTAACCTGACCAAGCGGGCGAGGGGTGTATGGGACAGGCTGGCCCCGCTCTACATCGAGCAGGGGGTGCTGACCTCGATGGATCAGACGGCGTTTGCCACCCTGTGCGAGCTCCAGGCTGACTTCGAGAAGCGGAAGCGGCGCGGGGATGTGTCGCTTGCGCTGGCTAGAATGCTGCACAGCTATTACATCCAGTTCGGCGGCACGCCCTCGAGCCGGGCGAGGATCAGCGTGGAGCCCAAGAAGCAGGAGAGCAAGCTGGAGAGGTTCATTAGTGGCGCGTAAGGCTGATCCTGTCGAGGCGTATGCCAAGGCTGTGGTGGCTGGGCGGGAGCCTGCGGGGCGGCCCGTGCGGCTGGCCTGCCAGCGTCACCTGAGGGACGTGAAGGAGCAGAAGAAGCGGGGGCTAGACTGGCGGCCGGACAAGGCCATGCGGGCCATCGAATTCTTCCGCGACATGCTGACGCTGGAGAACGGGTCGGCGTTCGTGCTCGAGCCATACCAGCAGTTCATCGTGGGGTCGCTGTTTGGCTGGTATGACACCACGGGGAACCGGCGGTTCCGGTCGGCCTACGTCGAGGCGGGGAAGGGGTGCGGCAAGACGCCCCTGGCGGCCGGCATCGGGCTCTATGCGCTGGTGGCCGATGGGGAGCCGGCGGCCGAGGTCTACTCCGCGGCTGTGACCCGGGAGCAGGCGTCTATCGTCTTCAAGGATGCCGAGCGCATGGTGGAGGCCAGCCCCGAGCTGTCTGCCCTCGTACAGCGCCAGGTGGCGTCCCTGACGGTTCCGGGCACCCGCTCCGTGTTCCGGCCCGTCTCCAGCGAGCACCGTGGGCTAGATGGCAAGCGGGTGCATGTGGGGCTGATCGATGAGCTCCACGAGCACCCGACCGGGATGGTCGTGGACAAGATCCGGGCCGGGACCAAGCAGCGGAAGAACGCCCTGATCTTCGAGATCACCAATTCGGGATGGGACAGGAATTCCGTATGCTGGAAGCACCACGAGTATTCGCTAAAGGTGCTCGAGGGCCACATCCCCAATGATGCGTGGTTCGCCTATGTCTGCTCGCTGGACCCGGGCGACGACTGGCGGGACGAGAAGGTATGGCCCAAGGCCAACCCGGGGCTGGGGCGGGTGCTGCCCCTCCGCTACCTGCGGGAGCAGGTGGAGGAGGCCAAGGGGATGCCGTCGAAGGAGAACATCGTCCGGCGGCTGAACTTCTGCGAATGGACTGAGCAGTCCGAGCGGTGGCTGCCCATGCCGGTGTGGGATGCGGCGGGGGAGCGGTTTGACGAAGCGGACGAGTTCACGGGCCATCCCGTCTATCTGGCCCTCGACCTCGGGAGCACGTCTGACATGACGGCGCTGGCCCTGTGGTCGCCCCGGGACGATGGGGGGGTGGCTGCGTGGCGGTTCTGGGTGCCAGAGGACACCGTGCGGGAGCGGCAGCTAAGGGGGGTAGGTGACTATGCGGGATGGGTCCAGTCTGGGCACCTCATCGCCACGCCCGGGAACGTCACGGACTATGACTACCTGGAGCGGGAGGTGCTCGAGCTCTGCCGTAAGTATGACGTGCGGGCGGTTGGCTTTGACCGCTGGAATGCTACACAGGTCGTCGTCCACCTCAAAGACGAACTGGGTGAGCGGGTGGTCGAGTTCGGCCAAGGCTTCGCATCCATGACCGGGCCGTGCCGTGAGATCGAGCGTCTGGTGATGGGGAAGCGGCTGCGGCACGGTGGCAACCCGGTAGCGAGGTGGATGGCCGGCAATGTCAGCGTTCGCACGGACCCGGCCGGCAACCTCAAGATCGACAAGGAAAAGTCTAGCGAGAAGGTGGACGGGATGGTCGCGCTGGCTATGGCTATAGGTGTTGCCCAGTTGGCTAGCAATCCAGCCGGGCCATCCGTCTACGAGGAGCGTGGGTTGGTGGTGCTCTGATGGGGCGTGAGTCCAGGGTTAACACGGGGTCTTGGCAGGATCGGAAGGTGGTCATGGGCTACCCCTGCGGTGGTTCCGTGACGGTTCCCTTCCATGCATCGTGCCTCCGACTGGTTGAGTACGAGAAGGGCAAGCCCGAGAAGGACAGGCACCTGACCCGGATGCTGCACGCCAGCGGCCTCTATGTGGGCGACAACCGCATGGTTTTGGCCGAGGCCATGCTGGACAAGCCCGAGGCTAACTGGCTTTTCCAGGTGGATACTGACATAGAGTTCCCCCAGAACATCCTCGAGCTGATGCTGGCCGTGGCTGGGACGGACAAGAAGATCGTGGCGGCCTCCGTCCCGCTGGGCGAGGCATACCCCACCTGTGGATTCAAGTGGACGGGGACGCCCGGGATCTATGAGGCCGTGCCCATCGGGACCGAGCCGGTCGAGGTGGACGCCATTGCCACGGCCTGCGTGCTGATTCACCGCGACGTGTTCGAGGGCATTGCCGACCGGCACGGCCGGTCGTGGTTCCACTCGATCCACCTGGCGAAGTCCGAGCCGGGCACCCGGCCGCGTGATTTCTGCTACGTCGTGAACGGGGAAGACATTGCATTCTCGATGCGGGCCAAAGAGGCGGGGTTTTCGATCTGGTGCGTTCACGTCCCCGGGCTGGGGCACTACAAGACCCGGCGGCTGTCGCACGACGATGAACGGTCTATCAAGCTCGGGCAGTCGATGCCGGGCATGGGCGTTCTAGTACCGCAGGAGTGAAGATCATGGGACTCCGTGACTGGCTGCCGTGGCTCCGCAACGAGAAGCGGGCGCTGACCGTTGATCAGTGGATCAAGATGGACTTGATCGACACCCCGACCGCGGCCGGGGTCCGGGTGAGCGAGGGGACGGCGTTGACGTTCGCAGCCTACTGGTCGGCTGTCAACCTCATCGCATCGTCTATCGCCAAGCTGCCCCGCAAGGTGTACCGGAAGCGTGAGGACGAGCGGGAGGAGGTGCCCGAGCACCCCGTTGCCAGGGTGTGCGGGTACGAGCCCAACCGCTACATGACGCCGCTCAACTTCTGGCGCACCTATGTGGCCCATATCCTGACGTGGGGCAATGCCTATGCCGAGATCGAGTGGAACCGCGCTATGCAGCCCATCGGGCTGTGGCCTATCACGCCGGACAAGATTGAGCCCGTCATCGAGGGCGGCCGGCTGCGCTACAGGTACAACGGGGGGGAGCGGTTCCTCGACCCCGTCGATGTGCTGCACGTCCCCGGGCTGGGCTTCGATGGGATCAAGGGCTACAGCGTGGTGCAGATGGCGAAGCAGAGCCTCGGGCTTGGGCTGGCCGCGGAGCGGTACGGGGCCACATTCTTTGGCAACGGGGCCATGCCGGGCATGACGCTCGAGCACCCCGGCACGCTGTCCCCCGAGGCGCAGAAGCGGCTGCGGGACAGTTGGAATGCCATGCATCAGGGGCCGGACAGGGCGCACAGGCTGGCTATCCTCGAGGAGGGGATGAAGGCCAACCCCCTGAGCATCCCGGCCAAGGATGCCCAGCTTATCGAAACCCGCGAGCTCCAGGTGCTCGAGGTGGCTCGATGGCTAAACATCAATCCGGCCATGCTGGGCTACAAGACAGCCGAGCGGCCCGGCGGGAACTACGAGGCCAACCGGCTGGACTTCCTCGACAACACGCTGGACCCATGGCTGGTCGCCATCGAGCAGGAGGTCAACCGCAAGATGATCTCCGACGCGCAGGAGGGCACATTCTACCTGGAGCACACCCGTAACGCCGTGCTCCGCACCGATGCCCGGACCCGGGCCGACGTGCAGAAGCTGTACGTGGATATGGGCGTCATGTCCCCCGAGTACGTGGCGAAGATGGAGAACCTGCCCAAGCCGGAGGAGCCGCCGGCCCCGGAGCCGCCCCCCCCCGCCCCTGAGCCGCCCGATGCCGAGGAGCAGCAGCGTGCGCTGATCGTGGACATCATGGCCCGGTATGGCCGGCGCGAGGCAGCCGAAATCCGGCAGGCTGCCAAGAAGGGCGCGGGGGCACTCAGGGCGTGGGCCGGCGAGTTCTATACCAAGGAGGTGCCCGGCCTCGCCGAGCGTCTCCAGCCAGTCTTGGCCCTTAGTTATGCGCTATCTAGGCGTCAGGACGACAGCCATCAGGCGGCCCGTAGGCTGGCCAAGGATTACCTGACCCGTAGCCGCACGGAGTTGCTAGAACTCAGTGCGGCAAACCTCGAGCCGCAGGCCGAGGGGCTGATTCTTCGGTGGGGGAGCAGCCGCCCCGCCGAGGTCGCAGACACCGTGCTTTCTCTCATGGAGGATAACCATGCTGCCTGACATCGAACGCCGAGCCCTTCCCGGGGCCGAGGTCCGCGCCGCCGAGGGCGAGCGTCGGATCGTCGGCTACGCTGCCGTTTTCGGGTCCATGAGCGAAGACCTCGGGGGCTTTCGTGAGGTCATCAAGCCCGGCGCGTTCGATCGGGCGCTGAAGGAGGCCCACGACGTTCGGGCACTCTGGAACCATAACCCCGACGTGGTGCTTGGCCGGACCAAGTCGGGCACGCTCAAGCTGTCGGTTGACGAGCGTGGGCTACGGGTGGAGATCGACCCGCCCGAGACGAGGGCCGCCGAGGACGTGCTGGCGAGCATCCGGCGCGGGGATGTGGACGGCATGTCGTTCGGCTTCCGGGTGCTCACCGACGAGTGGCGCACGCAGGATGGTGCCCAGGTGCGGGAGCTGCGGGACCTGGAACTGCTCGACGTGAGCCCCGTGGCCTATCCGGCGTATCCGGCAACTCAGGTGTCTGCTCGGGCGCTCGAGCGGGCCAAGCAGGAGCCGCCGAAGGAGGAGCCCCAGCAGGAGGGCATCCCGGCCATCAACATCCGGCTCCGTCGAAGGGAGCGGTACTAGGTGGAGCTCCTGCTGGGCTGCGGGTCCGACTGGACGAAGAAGATAGCCATAAATGGTCGCAGTAAGTGGACAAAGTTGGTCACCTTAGACCACAACTCCGACCACCACCCCGACGTGGTGCATGACCTCGAGCAGTTGCCCTACCCGTTCGAGGACAACAGCTTCGATGAGATCCACGCCTATGAGGTGCTCGAGCACACGGGTCAGCAAGGCGACTGGCGCTTCTTCTTCGCGCAGTTCAGCGAGCTCTGGCGCATCCTCAAGCCTGGGGGCTATCTGGCCGCCACCACGCCCTCGTGGAAGAGCATGTGGGCGTGGGGCGACCCGTCACACAAGCGGGTGCTGTGTACCGGCTCGCTGGTGTTTCTGAGCCAGGAGCAGTATCGGGTGCAGGTGGGGAAGACTGCCATGTCCGACTTCCGCTTCTGCTACAAGGCAGACTTCGAGCCCGTTCATGTGCGGGAGGACGAGCACAACTTTGCGTTCGTCCTGCGTGCGCTGAAGGGCTAGATTTCTAGTTGACACAGCCGTATGTGCTTGCTATATTCTGGCATGGTTCGGATTGGAGGGGTATGGAATGAAACGAGGATCGCCACACAGGCGAGCAGTCGAGGGTGCCCTGAGCCGGGAGTGGCAGACGGCTGTCGATGTCGGGGCGAAGGTGCCCAGCGTGTGCGCTCGGACGGTGAGGGCACACCTGTCTGGGCTGGTGAAGGAGGGGCGGGCCGAAGTGAAACAGGAGTGGCCCGGCTTCCAGTACCGCATGAAGCGATGAGAGCAGCGAGCCGCGGGTTCGGAGAGAACCGTGAGAAACGAGCGAGCCGTGGC